ACATTGGGGGCACCGCGGTGAATATGACGGGCGGCACTTTCAAAAAATGTGTTCCAGAGGGAATGAACCAACCCAGAACACAGCATTTCTAGTGCCCAATAGCAAGTATAATCTGCGTTTCCTAACTTAATATTTTCATCAATTACTTTTAGGACATGGTTGCGGAGATGTCCGGAGAAGGTAAATTTTTGGAAGTCGGCGACTGTCCGCGAATCATGGACATCCATTTACTACTATTGAAACTTGGAGTTGTGTTTGAAACTAACGAACTCCACCAGTGATCTGTACCGGTTCCCGAGAAAGGTAGTATTTTAGAAGAATCACTAACGCCAGAAATACGTAAGCGGTAGGCATTATATTGTAATACGTACAAAATTCCAACTACTAACACTATAACAGCAAGAATATGAACGAATGAAAATGACCTAAATAGCAAATACACCGTGATTGTTGCCCCAAATACTAAAAATAGGTCAAACACAATTTTTTGCCTTGACATCTGGAATTGTAGTTCGTGTTTTGCTTCTAAAAGTTCTTTTTGCCTTGATTGAATGCTTGATTTCAAACTTGAGTTTTTACCTTCGGCATTCTTTCGTAATTGTCCTGCTTCATTGACAGCATCTGCCTCATGTTTTGTTTGAACCATCTCTTTGGTTTGTGAGTTGAAACGCTGCGCCATATGGCATACTTCTTGGTCGCGTTGTTCCTCCAATGGATACAGACTTTGAAGAGTTCCCTGATAATTCGCAGTAGGAATTGATGCGAGAACTATATTGTTTATCTTACTCGTAGCGGTATCCATTATTCTTTACCACTTGAAAAAACCAAGAACAGCACCCTTCGCAACTAGAACTGGAGTCACAGGTCCATTTTCAGTTCCACGAGTTTTCGGTCCATCTACAACTAGACCCATTCCCTTACGACCATTGGTGGATACTCGTGAGTTTGCTTCACTCACAATCACCTGACGACGCTTCATTTGAAGAAGCATAGAATAGTCGGTAGCAGGACCCTTCTGGACCACTTGACCGCTTGAGTTTAATTCAGCATTCAATGATACCTTTGGCATTTATTTATACTCTACAAAATGTAATGGATGCCTCTGAGTTTCAGACAAGCCGAAATAAGCAACTTACTGATTTTCAAGCTCAATATTCGGGGTTGAAATCAGAGTATTCAAGTGCGGTTATCAACGCATTAAAGGAACAGGACCGGTCAAAGCAGTGTATACTGATTCAACAGGTTATGAATATCAATAAAAAAATTACAGCATTTCTGAAGTCATTTAGCACGAATTTGGACCCAGGGTCGTGTAAGGCAAACCCAGACCTTATGAAAAAGTTAAAATCAGATATTGAATTGTATAACAAGGAACACGAAGAGATTCAGCAAGGAACCGACCAATTGTCTGGACTGCGAAGTGTTATTGAACGAACAAAGGAAAAAACGAAAGAGATAACCGATATATTTTCTTGGTATGCTGTTCTTATCTTTGTTTCAGTTCTTGTTCTAGTATTTATTATTGTATTTCGTTCAACTTCAAATGCTTCCAACACACAACCTAGCGCGTCTATATTCTCCGGAAGTCATTGATAGACCGCTAATTTCAATAACATCTCCCGGACGAGCACGAATACGCTTTGCCATTGGGTCCTGACAATCTATCTTCGGAAGCAAATGCGTTGTTTGAGCGGTCAATCCATACTCTTTCAGAAATCCATCCAATTCCTGCTTTTCAAGAATCCTATGCTTTGGAACTTGACGATGTTCGGAAATATCAAACCCTAGATGCCGAATTTCAAAGATTTGAACCAGTTGATTCTCTGGGTTCGCGATATAACGCCTCAATGAACTTAATACCAAATCGGATGGTGCTGTAGGTGTCACAATAATAATACCACCATTCAAGTCATTTTCTTTAGAAAACTCTAAAATCTTAGCAAATTCTCGGTCGGTTACTCGTGTCTTATCGCTGAATACAATCAGCACAGGACCGAACATAAACATTCTTGTTTCGTCAATTGCGTTGGCGACCGGTTCGTACTCTCCTTGAATTCCAGCATCGTTCAACATTTTCTTGATAGTTGCAATCGCACGAGCCTCCATCTTTGTTCTAATACTCTATTCTGAAAACTTAAATTCGTTTTTTAGATGTAAAGATGAAGTCAATCGTGACAACATTGGCAGTATTATTGGTGGCTGTATTGGTTGTTGGGTATATTCTTTCTAGAGCAAAGGGTTCGGTAAAGACTGCAGGAATTGACCAATCAAAACCATCGTCGTCCTACGAGCAAAAAACAAACCACTTTCCTCGTCCTTCGTATGATGCAGGTCCCATTCAAGGTTCTGAATCTCCCTTTCAAGTGAATCAATGGTTATCATACCAAGTTTAAAGCGCCAGAATTGCCTTCTCTCGCGGATCGGAAGGAAATGTCCCGTTCTGACGATGTTGAAGTATCTCTTCCCACGTTGCCTCAAAATATGGTAAATTCGTCGGAAGCCACGACGGATCATGAGACAATTGTTGTGCCCTATGTTTCGAAAGCGTCCAATAGAGGACGGGGTAATCGCGGTCGCGCAGGTGTTCCTCGCGCCAAGAAGCAATAGACTTCGTATCCATATAATCTCTATACATAACCTCTCCTGAATCAGATACTGCAAACGCAGACTTATATTGGGTGTCAGACTCCATCCACTCATTATAATTGACCTTTTTGAACTGAAACTCAACATATTCACATTTGATTAATTGTGTGCATTCCATCTGTAGTTGCATTTGATGGAAATATGCAGTCGGTATTGGTGTTGTATCATCAAATACTCGTGAAATAGGACACTTGAATTCTACTAAGTTCCCATATCGGTCTCCTGGACTCACAATAATTCCATCGGGGGATGCCCCAAGAAATGAATGAATCGGATGTGGAACGCACGATGTGTCCACAATATCTACATCGTTAAGTTCACAATAGATATCTTTTGCAATTGGTTCAAACCTTGTCCCCCACAACAACGCTGCGCTTCCATTACCGGTAGGTTCCACACGAGGCAATAACTTGGAAAGAATCAGTTCACGACGATTCAATGCTGTAGCATCCTTGACCGTCTTCCAAATCTCTGAAGCAGTCAACATTTGACCTCTCTTTGTATGCCAAATCGCAGTTCGTTGGTCGTCTTGGCCATAGTTGTCCAGTAGAAACTTAATTGTATCTTCCATTCTTGATTTATATACGCTTTCTACGAGTAATTCGTTTTCGCCTTTTTGCTCCTACACTCCTAGAACGAACACGCGTTTCTTTCAATTCTATTTCTAATTCCTGAAGGATTCGGTCTCGTTCCGCCTTCATCTCTAATTCACTCGCATTCATTTTAGACTTTTCAAAATCTATGATGACTGCGTGGTTCCCATCGCAAGATAAGAGTATATTCTTTAACTCCAAATCATTGTGTAGTATCTTTTTTGAACGAAGCCAATCCAATTGACGCTGAATATCTGCGATTATAGATTTCTTATCCCTTGTCATAAAACTTCTCCATTTACAATTTTTGTATTCATTTGTCATAATCACAAATATACTTCCGTCTTCGTAAGAATCTACCAATCGAATGCCCCACCAACTTGGAAGCATAGAATAAATCTTTCTTTCATTTTGAAAAGACTTTCTGGCTCTTTCGATATCTGCTGGGTCATCTGCGTCTACCGGAATCAATTTTGCCACATTTCCGTCAATTCTGGCTGTATTCCAGGTATATCCTTTGTCTATTTTTTTACTTGGATAATGCGCCTTCAGAGAGGAAATGAAAGCATCCATTTAGTCGTAAGCAGATACTAAAATCTAACATGGAGCATACAATTCGTTCTCAGGAAGAGTGGGTCTTAATTCGTTTGGAAAAGTTTTACGCAAATGAAGAATATTTAAATCGCGTTCATTCAATTTTGAAAGGTGATTCAAACCTATCTTTGCGTTTGATTGATTGGTTTGTGACAAATTATTCCAAGAAGTACAATGTTTCGTATATGACCAAACACAAGAAACATATCATCGTATATCTTGCGTATAAGTCTCACTTGAAGGCATATAGCAAGAAAATGTTTGACCCATTCTGCCGTTGTAAGCGTGTAAAGTTTCACGATTTTGAAACCACGGTAGGTCAATTAAACTTCTTTGAGTGGGCGATTCAGGACGATGTTTTGGACTATATTGAAAAACACCATTCAGAAATTCAATCCGATATGGAAACACGATTGCACGAACCAAAGGACGATGCGAATGCGAAGAAGAGGCATGAACTTTCTGCTTCTGCTACAAAGTCATTAAAGTGTCATAATGTTGCGGTTACAGTCAAGTTTGATTAACGCCCTGACCAAACTTTTACGATCGGGTTGTCTATTGTTTCATTCAAATATCTATCAAAAGTATACCCCCATTCGATATGTTCATAAATAGTACCGAATATACTAGATACTTTAGGTTGTATAGATGTACATAATACTGCAATAAGTCTTTCAAAATTCATTCTATCATCACGATTTTTTATATGATCTAATAGAATAAATATATCATATTTTTCTACTAGGTTTGATAAAAATTCGTGTGTAATACATGACATTCCTCCGAAACAACCAACCCATTTATCAGGACTATAATTTAATTCTATGAGAAACTGATTATTTTTTAAATACGATAACTTTTCATATTGTTGCGAAGTTATATCGTATTGATGATGAAAATGCCACAAAAATTTCACATCTTCAATTGATTCAAAATCAATGTATTTTTGTATAAATACTCCGTCATGTATGATGACTGCTTTATCAAACGGTTTAAGTTTATGAAAATAATAATATGGTAGCAATTCACCTCTACCATGAAATTCTGATTGGACTATAGTAACATTTGGAAATGATGCATCTGTAACAAATTCATAGTTGCTGTTATCATCTATCACTAGGATTGGATTCGAATATAGTTTTCGTATACACCGTATAGACTCCATCCATAATAAGTTTGTTTTTTTACATCTTACATGTCTTAGAATTATGAATCCCAACATTTTATTTATATAGTTTGGTCTGCGTATAAATAATAACAATAGAATTCAATTTCTCTAACAAATGCTTTCTAGGTTGCGAAAGGAACTAATCTATACAGATACAGACCCGGATGTTCTTGAACACGATGATGATTTGGACGCAGAAATGTATACATACGAAGGTCGCGGAGTATATCGTGGTCGTTTTGACCCCCGATACACTTCTTTAGATTTGGATGTTCATTGGTTATATGACGAAAATAGCAAGAGAGTGGGTCTTGTAGAGTATGAATCCGGCGATTTCAATAAATCATCGGTTCTCTGGTATTACGACAACCCATATTCTACCCTGCTTCAAGACCCGCGTTGGAAATCGCAGGGGAAGACATTATGGTCTATGCTGTCCGAAGAAGCATATCAGGATTGTTTAGAAGATGATTTCAAAAATGTCATTGAAAGGTCTTTGTATAGTCCATATCGTTTGGTGTTTCCTTCTACCTATCATAACCCCTATGAAGTCTATGAATGTTCCAAATGTGGAAAAAGAACTCTTACATTGGAGAACGGATGCCCCACAATGAAAAAGGTTGCCCTTTCTTATTCTAGTTTGTTTTTAGATGATTCGTTTGTGCTGTATGAGGCGCCTACTGGGTCGCAGGAACCGCTCGGCGTCGTCGCGAAGAGGAGGCAGTCGGTGCTGGAGGAGAGATTGTCTCCTCTACATTCTCCTGAGTTTCAGAAGTTAGAGGTTGTGTCTCATTCTGAGTCTCCTGCACCTCCTCAACTGGTGCCTCATCCTCATTCGTAATCGTATCGCTGAAGATTGACAGCGCGGTTACACGAGACTGAGGGAACACTTGTGCGTGAGATACGCGCCAAGTAACACCGAAACCGCCACCCGCCATCACATAGATTGACGCAGTTGTGACCAGATTTGCCTCAGACGCCTTCGGGAAGGTTCCCTGTAGCGAAGTCGGAGATGTGTATACTGGGTTTCCACGAGGGTCAATGATGTCCATATTCACACGACCATCATACACTGGAATCTTCAGCGTAACACTTGGAGGATACTTGCCATTTGGGACATACTCGCCGTCAATCTTGTCAACTGATAGGCGCATCAAGTCCTTGAAGCTCTCACGAATGACCTCCTCCGAACGCTTCTTGCCGAACCACTTGACGCTATTCTCTACTGCTGCCTGAATGATACGCTCCTTCAGGTCTTGTAGAAGATTGTAGAACTTGCCTACATCGTCAGAATCACTCGCACGCTCCTTGCCGTAGGAATCGCAACCCTTCAGAGAAGCGATAAGCGTGTAAGAAGTCGTCCCCGTCTTCTCATCATCGCGAACTAGAACTCCACCAGGGAATCCTAGACGAGGAAGACGCAAACTCATATTCTGTCCGTCATATTTCATGTTGATTGAAGGATTACGACCATTCTTTGCTTGACCTACTACGAAGCTAATGCGGTTGATGTCAAAGTTGCGAGTGGAGATGATTGCGTTTGTGCTCATTTTCCTTGTCGTGTTGTGGTAGGATAACGTGAGATGCGCTTAAATGATTTGCTATTGGAGACCGTAAGATGACATACCTAAAAAGTCCTTAATCCGTTTTCAAAGAAGGATTTGTGAAATTGATAACAATGAACATTTGTATTTCATGTAAGAACAAGATATCTGATGATAGATGTCCTGCCAAAGCAATTAAAGGTCTCACATTTTGTGGAAGACACGCAAAAGCAAAGTCCCGACGACTTTGGCACGAAGTCCATAATGTAAATAGTAAGTTGCTCAAAATCCAGTCTGTATGGCGAGGGTTTCATTTGCGAAATAGATTGAATAAGTTAGGAAAAGGAGTTCTTAAACGATCCTTGTGCCACAATGAAGATGAATTAATTACGATGGACCCTATTTCAAAGATACATCCATTTTCATTTTTCTCGTTTGAGGAAGATGGAAAGGTATGGGCGTTTGAATTTAATGCATTGTCAAGAATATTTATGAGTAGTCTGGTTCCATTGAATCCATATACGAGAACACCTTTGACACATAGCACAAGACGCAGGATTCGGTGGTATTGTCGTTATATAACAAAGAACGATAAAGAAATATGGACATTTAAAGATTCAAAGAGTGAAATTCAACATTTCGGAATCATTCAGGTTTGTCAAATTTTAGAAGAGAATGGGTTTGATGATTTTAGACCTGAATACTTGGAAGTTTTGACGAACAGTGAAGCATCTATTATGCGAACCTTGATTTTATCTAGGATGATAGATCAAGCAAAAAATATGCCATTGGGTGCTAGATGGCACAAATACATAAATCTGTTTAAAAACAATAATTATATGGCAGGACATAATTCATTACATCGTTTGTGTGGAATGATAACCACTGTTTTGACAGATACATATACTTCGAAATATGAGTATATGCTATGCTTTATAATAATCAGTTCGTATAGTCAGATTTAATTCGATGGATTGTGATTTAAACAGGTCAGGAGTATAGTAATCATAACACGCGTTAGAAATGGCCTCATCAAAGACATCCACTAATACAAATAAGATGCCTGCTTCCAAGACGACTACCAAGCGCTCCGCAAAGGCCGAGGTGACTGTCCCTGTTGTTTCCGCCCCCGCACCCGCACCTGTACCTGTTTCTACTCCAGCCCCTGTTGTAGCTACCGAGACCGCAGCGTCAGGGCAGGTGGTCGTCCAGACGGCCGATGCTATTCTGACGGCACTCCAGACGCAGCTCAAGGCACTGACGACGGATGTCTCTTCTCGTGTCCGCGACCTGCTCCACCAGGCTTCTGAGGCCACTCGTGCCTTGAAGCGCGAGGCACGTGATTCCAAGCGTCGTCGCCGTGTAGATCCCGCCACGCTGACCCCTGAGCAGCGTACGGCTTGGGAGGCTCGTCGTGCGAACAACGCCTTCCTGAAGCTCCGCCCGATTTCCGATGAGCTGTCCGCATTTATGGGTCTGCCCGCCAAGTCCCAGCGTTCGCAGACGGATGTGACGAAGTTCGTGTCAACCTATGTGAAGGCACACAACTGCTTTGACCCTAACTTCAAGCGCCGTATTATCCCTGATGCCAAGCTCGGTAAGCTCCTGCGTGTCAAGGATGGTCAGGAGGTCACCTACCTGAACCTCCAGTCGTTCCTGAAGGTTCACTTTCTCAAGACGGATGCTCCCAAGACGGCGTAAACTTTGTTATGAATAAGAATGCCACTCGATGATTGGATTTTCTTTATTATCGAGTGGGTTATACTTCTTTCATTTCTTGAGTTATTAGTATTGATATACTTCCATATAGTGTCATAAGTGGAGATATAGCTCAGTGGTAGAGCGCATGGCTGTTAAAAAACGCAGTTAACCATGAAGTCCCCAGTTCGATCCTGGGTTTCTCCGAAGAGGGGCATACCTCAATAAAAATAGCGAATACACCCTAGCTCAGCGGAAGAGCGCCTGGCTCATAACCAGGAGGTACGTAGATCGACACTACGGGGTGTAACTTCCGCATCTTTAGTTCAGTGGTAGAATGCTACCCTTCCAAGGTTGTGGCTCGGGTTCGATTCCCGGAAGATGCATACCAGTCCCAAATGGCGACTGATATGTGTTAATTACATCGATTGAACCACTTCTTCCCTTTTAGTGTTTTTCTTGATTGGCGAACCAAATCTGAGTCTGTCGTATAGTGTGTTTTTCCGCAGGTAAGCATACTATACACTCGGGCATATCCCCACTGCTGTTGTGTGGCTCCTGGGCGATGACCGGTTCTCCACGCAGCCATTCCACGATTGTAGGATTGTTTAAGGATTGAAAGCGGAACTCCACTTTTCTTTGAAGCATCCGGTAATCCATGCGATTCCGGAAACATTTGCTTCCATTTTGAAACATATTTAGATTTACGAGTCTTGATACCTTTATCGGTCTGAAATGGGCGATATGCTTTTCGTGTTTTCCAAGAAAGTTTGGAACGCTGTTTAATTTCATTACGCCGAAGGGTTTTCTTGCGATTTGACAACCCTTTGAAGTATTTTAAAGGCAAATACATATTATTCTTTGTGTGTGATTTTCATAATTCCAACCCCGTATATCAATCATTTCTACCAAATAGTCTTTCTAACAATCCTGGAGGTCTACAATATTTTATTGCGTGTCTAGGATTAAGTCTAGCAAGAATATGAGCCTTTCCTCTTATAAATGTATTCGTATTATATTCTTTAGAACAATGGATACATTTATGTTCGTCAGGATTTCTAGTAGATAACCGTTGTTGTAGCATAGCAGTTGTAAATACTTTTTTACATTGATTACACTGGTCTACTAATTCTCCATTTTTAAATGGTTTTTCCGAAATCATACACACATCCTCAGCAGATACGTGAATTAATTGATCTGTATTTGGAAATGTAAGTGATGCTACTGCTGGTAATTGTGGTTGAATAGGATGGTCTTGAATATTCATAATTCCGTTACCACCAGGTACAAATCTGAGGCCAGCCATTGGATCATTCTCGTTTCCAAACATTATTTGATTTTGAGCACCAACTGCGGTTAATTGTATTAGACCAGCCATTTAAAACAGGTTCTATCTTAACCAATATATGTAAGCAATCCGTAAATGTTGTTCTGATTAACTATTTTCATACAAGGAATGAAGTATACTTAAAAATGAGTTATGCTTGCCACAATATTCCAACTGCGAATGAACTCCGAGAGACTCACAATGTTCATAATCGGATTGTGAATAGTCTTATTAAGTTGTTGAAGGACCAACTTGAAATGACATCAGACCCAAGGTATCATTGTATCCCGATTAGTAGCGAGATGTATAATGAGGTATATCATTGCTTGAGTGCCAAGGGATACAAGTTTTTTTACAAGCCAGACCTTTCAGACAAGATGTCGTATCATATAGGTGTTTAAAAGGTTCCTGCATACAAAAATAGAGGGTATATGCCCCCTATTTTTGTTTTTTTGTTTATTCCATCATATGAACTTCGGACATTATGATTGCGAGTTCGTCTTCGTCAACAACAGAGAAGAATATATCCTTGATGCGAAGTAGTAAGTTCAGATATGACCTATATTCTATTGTCCCATTATTCTCCCAATACATTTCCAAATACCTTGCCATTTGCTCAC